TTACTAGCAACTACATACATAATAGCAAAGTTCATCCCTAAACCTATTTGGTTACACCGTAAACCATTTACATGTCCTTTATGTTTAACTTATTGGAGTTTCTTAATTTATCAAATAATTAACTTTACTACTTATTTTGATTTATTGACTATTCCTTTTACCTTTGCATTAATAGCTTCTCTCTTTGAACGATTAAATGATAGGTATCTATGACAGAAGAAATAAAACAATCTTTGTTAAATTGGGAATCAATGGGTAAAAACTATTCACCAACATTTAACTGGACTGAATTAAATGAAATAGCAATTAAATTAGGTAACAAACCTTTTAACTTAGGTTGCAGCGAATGTAGAAGACAATTACTTGAATTTTTACTAGCAACAATCAAAGATGGAACAAGTAAATAATCCTGAACACTACGGAGGTAAACAAAACACCTACGAAGCTATAAAAGTAATTGAAGCATGGGAACTTAACTTTCATTTAGGCAATGTAATAAAGTACATAAGTAGAGCAGGTAAGAAAGACAAAACTAAACTTAAAGAGGACTTGGAAAAAGCTAAATGGTATTTAGATAGATTTATTGGTACTTTATAAAAGAAAATGGCGTCAAATTCCGACATATTAAAGGAACGCATGTTAATTGCCTTAGAAAAGCATTTAAACATCGTTTCAAGTGCTTGTAAAGAAGTAGGCATACATCGTGATACTCATTATGACTGGTTAAAAAAAGATAAAGAGTATAAGCGTAAATGTAAAGAGATTGACAATGTAGCTTTGGACTTTGCTGAATCGGCATTGCATCAACAAATAAAAAAAGGCAATCCATTATCAACTATGTTCTATTTAAAATGTAAAGCAAAGAAACGAGGTTACATAGAGCAGCAGGATGTGAAGATAACAGGAAACATGAAATTTAAAGCAGACTTTGGCGAAAGCAATCCTATACAACCCACATCAGAATCAGAGGAAAATTCATAATGCAATAAATAACGGAACTGAAAAATACTATGTTATCAATATAGGAAGGCAGTTCGGTAAAACTTTATTGGCGTTGAATCAAATGTTATTTTGGGCTTTAAATAATAAAGGCTCTAAGATAGCATGGGTAAGTCCTGTTTACAAACAATCAAAGAAAGTATTTGAAGAAACGTTTAAGGCATTTGCTAAGCGAATGGAGATATACCGAAAGGTTAATCAATCCGAGTTAATTATAGAATATATTACAGGTTCAACAATTCAATTTTTTTCAGCGGAGCGATATGATAACATTCGAGGCTTTACATTTGATTACTTAGTTTGTGACGAGTTTGCCTTTATGGATGAAAAGGCATGGACCGAGGTCCTACGTGCTACGGTCCTAGTAAAAGGTAAAAAGGTTCTTTTGATTTCAACACCAAAAGGTAAGAATCATTTTTATAAGATGCATCAATTGGATGGCACTAATGAGCAGTACAAGTCCTTCACAATGACTTCGTACGATAACCCAATGATTAACCCATCCGAGATAGACGATGCAAAGTTAACACTACCTGAAATGATATTTAGGCAGGAATACCTTGCTGAGTTCATCGATGGTTCGGCAATGTTATTTAATAACCGTTTGTTGTCGGATAACAAATCTTACGGTAAAGCATTTGCAGGAATTGACTTAGGAAGGGCAGATGATTATTCAGTACTATCTATATTCAACGAGAAAGGCGAACAATTCTACATTGAAAGGTGGAGACATAGCGACTGGGCAACAATAGTTAAGAATATCGCACAAGGTTTGAGGACAAATAATGTCCAAACAGCATTGGTTGAGGTTAATTCTATTGGTGACGTGATATTTGAAATGCTGCAAAAAGAATGTTCAAGTTATTGTACTATTGAACCTTTTGTAACTACTAATCAAAGCAAAAAAGAAATAGTTGAATCTTTGATAGTAGCCAATCAAAACAAAGAGGTTAAATTCTTAAATGTGGACTGGCTCGATAAAGAGTTAGAAATGTTTACTTACGAATATAATCCAAAAAGTAGAGTAATTAAATATGGAGCAACAAGTGGATTTCACGATGATGGGGTAATGGCTTCATGTTTAAGTTTCAATGCATACAGTAAATACAAAACAGGTAGATACACACTATTATAAAACAAAGGTACTTTTTAAAATAATGAAGATTGAATTACCAACAAGCTGGCACGATATATCAATAGAGAAATTTCCTTTAATCTACGACATTGTTAGAGATAAAGATATTGATCCTATTGATAGAGAAATTCGTGTTATTTCAATTTTAGCTGATATTACAGTAGCAGAAGTTGAGAAAATAAGAATTGATCAACTTAAAGAACTTATTAAGGCGGTTAACTTTATTTTTAAAATGGAGTTCCCTAAATCAGTTGAGATGTTTAAGCACAATGGTTTTAGATGGGTAGTTAACTATGACATCACTAAATTAAGTGCAGGAGACTTTATAAGTTTAAGCAAACTAACAGAAAGCGAAGAAAGTATTATCGGAAACTTACCTCAACTTGTGGCAATGTTTGTTAAACCTTATAAACTTAAATGGCTTAAATTAAAAGAGGTTGAAATGGACTATGTAGAAAAAGTTCAACACATTAAGAGCATGAATGTAGGCATAGTTTACCCTTTGTGTGTTTTTTTTTGCAACGTTATAGAAGGTTTGTATCCTCATATAGAGGATTATTTGGTAAAACAAATGAGCGAAGCGAGGATGACAATGGAGAGCGAATTGAACGAACTGAAGAGCAAAAGCACTTAGATTATTGGAGTTGGTATGTTACATTGGATAGTTTAAGCGGAAAGGATAGAAGTAAGTGGGACTTTTACTTAAATATGAATGTAGTTGCTTTTTTAAATTATTTGAGTTACATAAAAGACAGGAATAAATGGCAAAAATAAACCAACAGCAATTTAGTGAGTTAGATAATTTTTTAACTGATTTAGAAGATAAGCTAACAGGTGAGCAGGATATTTATTCTCAAAAAGTAAATGACTTTTTAAAAAGAGTTAAAGATAATTTAGAAAAATATAAGTTTAATGCTTCCGGGAATTTATCTCAATCATTAAAAGCATTACCAATTAAGCAAAAACAAAACGGTGTAACTGTAACAATTGAACTCGAAGATTATTGGGAAGACCTTGAAAAAGGAACACCTGCAAAAGGCTACTCAAAAGAAAACAGAAAAAAGTTACAACCTAAGATTTTAGAATGGATAGGCAATAAACCTGAGTTACAAAGCATAGCAGGAGACAAGAAAGGACAAAGGTCTTTATCTTATGCAATAGCAACAAATATTCTTAAAAAAGGAACTATCAAAAGATTTGGATATAAAGGTAAACCATTCTTAACTCAAGAAATCCCACAATTAGAAAAAGACATAACACAAGAATTTGAATAATGGCACTAACAATATACAATACACCAAACGCATACGCACCCGTTTACAACCAAATGATTTTTACTTTGAGTAGTACAAACGTTGCTCAATCTAATTTTAGGTACATAGCAGATATTTATGTAAATGGTTCAAGTGATTACACACGTTTGGAAGTAGGCAGAAACCCAACCAACAATTATGGTACTTTTGATGTGGCTGGTATCATTCAAAACTTTTTAACTCGTGATGCTGATGATAACACAACTACATTTAAGCAATGCGGGAACTCGATAGCTTATTATGAGGTTAAGTTTGGTGAGCAATACGGAGCAAGTAGTGGAATAACTAACTATCCTAACTTAACAACAAGTTCAGGTTATTGTTTTAACGGTGTGTTCAGTCCATTGGATTTTTTAGACTTTGCAACAAACACTTATGTTCTGCAAAATAGTTCAAGTCAATTTCTAACTGATAGACCAACTTTTGAATCAAGAACAGGTGAAAAACTTATTTTAGGATTTATGACAGATTCTGTAAACGAAGCCTATAATTTAGAAATTATAACCTATTATGATGAAGGAACGATATTTAATACAGTTACAGTTGCTAATCCTTATGCATCAATAAGCAATAGGCAAGATCGTTCAATTAATGTTCGAGTAGATTATGACTGGTTAACTAGCTTAGTCAATGCAGACTTATCAAGCGGTTCAACACCTATCTTCGTTGTTAATTGGGAATACTATGATGTAAGAATTAAAAACAGCACAGGTACAATTGTAAGTGAAACAATCCGTATTTATCCTGGCGAAGATATTTGCTCAAAGTACACACCTATCCGTTTTAAGTTTATGAATAATTATGGTAAGTACGATTATTACACTTTCACAGGTGCAATGACTAAGAACACCAATATTAAAAGAAATACTTACAAAAGCAATCCAAATCAATGGAGTGGCACTAATTACAGCTACTCAACTACTAGCAGAGGACTAAGCCAATATGAAACTGTATTAGATGATACGATTACAATAAATAGTGATTGGATAACTGAAGCTGAATCAATTTGGCTTGAGCAATTAGTAACTAGTCCTGATGTTTATATTTACGATGGCAGCAATTTAGTATCAGTTAATATAACAGATAGCAGTTACCAAACTAAATACGAAGCTAGTCAACAGCTATTCAATTTAGTGGTTTCATTTACTTACTCACAAAACAGAAAAAGACAAAGATGATGATTTTAACTAAAATTTACATCAATAACGAGCAGATAGATTTAAAAGAAGATGTTTCAATACCTCTTAACTTTAATATTGCTGATATTAGAGAACCTGAAAAAAGAAGTACTACATGGAGCAAGACTGTTATATTACCAGGCTCTACGTTTAACAATAATTTATTTTCGAATATATGGAATGTTAATGCAGTCATTAATAGTACAGGCACTACTAACTTTACTCCGAATTTTAATCCGAATTTAAAGGCACAGGCTGAAATTACTTACAATGAGGCAATTCAGTTTAAAGGCATTTGCCAATTGTTAAATGTTAATGTAACTGATAAATACGAGATTGAATATGAAGTAGCATTCTTTGGTGAATTGCAGAACGTATATCAATTTTTTACTAATGGTTATTTAAGAGATGTTGATTTAAGCGAATACAATCATACGTTAGATAAAGATAACCAAGTAACAAGTTGGAGCGCACCAATAGGAGTTGGATATGTTTATCCAATGATTGACTACGGACATAGAATAAATAGTGAATTCAAAGTAGAAGAGATGTATCCTGCTATTTATGTAAAGACAATAATTGATAAAATGTTTTTGCAAGCAGGTTTTAGTTATCAATCAAACTTTTTCAATACAGAATTATTCAAAAGATTAATTATTCCTTATTCAGGTGGTTCATCATTATTATTGACAAATGATCAAGTAGATAATAGAACTTTTAGGGCTTCGAGTACAACTGTTCAATCAATAGATGTAGATGCATCTTACACAAATAATTACCCTTTTCCAAATATACCTTATAACGAACCTATACTTTTTCAAGATGAAACAACTCCACCAAATAGAGATAATGGTAATGTTTTTTATAATCAATTTCAATTTCAAGCTAAAGCTAACGGAACTTATGATTTTAAGTTTTCATTCAGTTTAGATGTAACACACAATTGTGTTAACCCAACTGCTTATGTGCCTAGAAATTATCAATTAGGTACAATATATATTGTTTCAAGTTCTTTTGGTAACGATACACCTATAGCTTCCATTCCTGTTATTTTAAAACCAAGTGATAGCAGTCCAAATGTATCTGATGCATTAAATGTTTCAGCAGGTTCAACTAATTTAGTTAATCAGGGAGCAACTACTGCTGTTTATAGTGGCATATTAGGTGGTATAGTTAGTATGGCTGAAAATGATACTGCTGCTGTTTTATTTGCACCAGGTTTCGGTAAAATATATAGTACAACAGCATCACCATTAGGAGGTATACCTGATCAAAATCAAGCAACATCTTATCCAACAGTTAATTTTAAAATAAATAGTTCATTCTATTGTAACCTTAACAATAATAGCGTTCAAAGTGGTGATACTATTATTTTATCAAATGCTTTACCTGATAAAATTAAACAAAGTGATTTTTTCAACTCAATTATTAAAATGTTTAATCTATTTGTAGAAGTAGATAAAACAAATCCAAAAAAGTTAATAATTGAACCTAGACCGACTTTTTATACAAGCGGAGTTACAAATGACTGGTCTTTAAAATTAGATTACTCAAAAGAGACTAAAATAGTGCCAATGGGTGATTTAAATAATAAGACATATTTATTTACCTATAAGCAAGACAATGATTATTTTAATACTAACTATTATAATAATTACACAGAAGTTTACGGACAAAAGAAATACGATATACAAAACGATTTCTTAAAAGGTGAAGTAACAACTGAATTAATATTTAGTCCTACACCATTAGTAAATACAATAGGTCATGATAGGGTAATACCTAAAATTTATCAGTTAGATACAAATGGCACTATTAAAACTTGTCAATCTAACATTCGTATTCTTTACTATGGAGGCTTAAAAGATACAGCTTATCCATGGAGACACATTACAGCTTCGGGTGGTCAATTTATAAATAATCAATATGCTTATTGTGGACATTTAGATGATTTTCAAAACCCAA